AGTTATTCCTGCCTGCCGCTCTATAGCTCCCTGTTGCGACTCTTGCGCTTGCAGGTCGCGCAAGGCGGCTTCCTCCCTTGCCTGCTGCTGTGCAATCTGTGATTCTAAAGTTATTCCTGCCTGCCGCTCTATAGCTCCCTGTTGCGACTCTTGCGCTTGCAGGTCGCGCAGTGCCGCTGCCTCTCTCGCTTGCTGTTGAGCCTGCTGCGACTCTAAAGTTATTCCTGCCTGCCGCTCTATCGCATCTTGCTGCGCCTGCCTTGCCTCAAGGGTGTCCTGTCCTCCGATCCTACCTACTGCCTCCCCTCCAGACATATAGCGATCTGACTTTAATCCCGCCAAATCCAATGCCGCTTGATAACGAGGATCATTCATTTGCCGATAGGCTTGATCCGCTAATATATCTTTATAAGTGCGACCATAGCCAGAACGAAGCTCGCCAAGCACATCAGCCGTATCGCCACCACCCCGTAAAACACCATAACGCTGAAGGTCTTCTACGGTCTGTGCTTCGTCCCTAGCCTGTCTCGCCTCAAGGTCTGCCATCTGCGCTGCTGCCTGCGTATCTACGCCGCCAGTAAGACTTTGCCGCAACGCATCTAAATAGACATTCCCAAGATCAGTTTCATATTGAAAATATTCTGGATCAAACTCAATGTCTCCCGAAGCCAACATACTTGGATCTTTAAAGCCAGGATCTTTTATATCAGCTACATAAGGAGATGCAGATATAGTCGGATCTTTAAAGCCGGGATCTTTTATATCAGCTACATAGGGAGATGCGGATATGGTCGGATCTTTAAAGCCAGGATCAACTATATCGTCCACGTAAGCAGATGTAGATATAGTCGGATCTTTAAAGCCGGGATCGGATATGTCCGAAATATAAGGAGAAGTGGAAATATCTGGACCGCCAGAAGGTGCTTCGGCTTTTGCAAGCTCTATATTTAAATTCGGATCAGCTATTTGTAGCGCAGGCAAACCCCGAACTGATTCTGCCGCTGCCTCTTCAGCCGATGCAACAGCCTCTCTCTGTGCGTCCATCTGCTGTTGACGCAACTCTTGGTCGGTGTATCCGCCCGTTGCCGTAGAAGCCTCTACGCTTGGCCCCTCTGCTTGGTGAACAACGGCAGGACGGGCAGCCGTTACTTCAACTTCGGGCTGTGCTTCGGGGCCACTGGCTGTTCCCCTAGAGGCTTCTGCCAGCCTTGTCCTTTCCTCTTCCCTTATGCGCTCTTCCTCTTGCTGCCTCCGCCGCTCTTCCTCTTGCCTCCGCCGCTCTTCGTCCTCTCTTCTCCGCCTGTCTTCTTCCTCTTGCCTCCGCCGCTCTTCATCCTCTCTTCTCCGCCTGTCTTCTTCCTCTTGCCTCCGCCGCTCTTCGTCTTGCCTCTTCCGCTCTTCTTCTTCTCTCCTCCGCCGCTCTAATTCCTCCCTGTCTTGCCTTCTTTTATCCTCTTCAGCCCTTGCTCTATCCTCTGCCCCCCACGTAGAAGTTGTGCTTGCCGTAGATCCAGGCGAAGACACTGCGGCAGGATTGGCAGGACTCGGAGTATTTAAAGCAGTGTTATACGCATCGGAACGTATATACGACTTGGCTCTGTCGGGAAACAATCGCTGGAACTCGCTAAACGACATTCCTTGAAAGCCGGGATCTCGCGCACTCGGATCAGCAGCAATCGCACTGCTTAGTCCCGCAGTGTATTCATCAAAAAACTGACCAGTATCACCGAATCGACCCACATCTCCAACAGACCGAAGGGCTGCCATTGGATCATAGCCCTCTATCCCCATCAAATCGGGATTTTGCAATGCTTGGGAGAGTGTATCTTGGTCGTATAGCCCAAACTGTGCCGAGCGGCGAACTTTTGAAAATCTTGGATCGGATGAATAATCGAAAGACCCACTAGCCATTATATTTTACTCCACGCCTACGACCTTGCGCCGCCTCATTCGACCTATCGGCTTGTACTGTAACATTACTCTCCGAAAGGTGTATGGTTCGTCACTGGCATTGTTTGTGTATTTGAGTTGACTTGTATTATCGTATCCCATCAAATCTGTATCAGCATACAGAGCTTGACTTTCTCCACCGAGCTTAGACGTTCCAATTACAAAACTACCAAGACCAGCAGAAGCCTCCCCCATAACAATAGACTCGGTTGTTCCCGTTATCTTAGGAGACTGTTGTAACACCTGTACGTCATAGGCACTATTTTGCGTGTCAAAAAAATGACGCGCATAAAGCCATCGCAATCGCACATCGGCTCCCATTGGGGCAGGAGATCCTGTTTCAAATGAAGATGCTATAGCAGAAGAGTCATCGTTGTTGTTCTTGTCGTGGATGTAGACAATGCCATTGAATCCACCCGCATGAGGAACATCATCGACTAAAGCCGAGCAATCCCGAGCCATGTTTGTATATGGACCCGACCAGCAATTAAGAAGCGTATTATAAACGATAGCGTAATTATTCGTAGCCTGCGAAGAGCCGTAGGGAATGAACCACCAAACCTCATTCATTGTCGGATAATATATCCCATGAGAAAGGCTTAACTTAGCTGTATTGAGGTTGTCCCAAAACCTCGAACCATCTAACGCTTTGCTAATTTTTGTTACTTGATCGCTACCGTCCCACGCATAGAACCCATCAAGGCGAGGAAACAACTGTAAGCCCGATGGAAGTGTTACAATCGCTCTTCCAGAAACAGTCCCAACGGGTGCGCGGCGAGAAACTTGATAAGGAACCGTTGCGTTTCCCGTAGGAGTCAGTGTGTGTATTCCTTGGTCCGTATGTACGCCAAGGGCATTGCCAATAGGAGCAATGCCTGTAATATCGTAATCAAAATTGTAGTAATCCGTAGAGCCCCATACAGTTATGTCTCCCGTATTGGATCTCCATAGCTGATAGGTTGCCCCATCAACATTGCCAATCCATAGCCTGTTGTCCCAATAGGATATGTGCTTGCCCTTCGTAAATCGAGAGTCATCGTCAAGGGCTGCGAGGTTGTTCGTGCCACCAGCCCATGTTACAGAGTCGGTATCTACGCCATTGGTTAAAACCAAAGTTGATCCCGCCAGCACCCACTGGAAGACGTTATCATTTCCTGCTGTTATTGTTACAGATCCCGTCCTGTCTGTTCCCGTACCACCCGTAACATCGTAGAACTTATTTCCTGCGATGGCAAAAGTCTTTTCCGTTCCTGCCAGTGTAACTTGGCCCACTGCCGTAATCGTAGCATCGCTATTTAATGCCGAGCTATTGAACTTGGCAAACCCTTTTCTTTTTTCTACCTGTCCAGCTTGCCCTACTCGACAATTAGACATCGAATACAAAGCATTTGCCCCTAAGTCTTCCGTAGGAAGATCATAGCGCACACCACCTTGCCAGGGTCCATATTGAACAGAGTTTGCGTTTATAGGCATTTAGGAAAGACTTCCTTCAACGGGCTGGAAGCTAAACCTGCCCGGAGCAAGGTCATCGCGCCTACGCATACGGAAAGAGCGATTTCCATCTATTTGCCTGTTTTGCGTCAATCCTCGCTGTATGATGCGCTCCATCTCAGCTTTGTCCACCATCGCTCCTTGGTCATCGCCTTTTTCTTCTTTGTAAAGCGCACTTATGCCAAAGATCATCGCAGGCTGAACAATAGGATGAATATATGTGTCCAGCGAGTTGCCATCATCGTCCGAGTCAAAGTCGGGTATAAAAGCATAATAGCGATACTTAATTACATCGGTGCTATTGTCGGGCAACGGATAGAGTGACACTCTAACATAGCCTGTGCTGCTGTCTATTCCGTTGATGCTTATAAAACGAGAATCACCTGTAACAGAACGATCAGGATCATTGGCATCGAGATTCTGACTGCTCCACACCAGCATGATGTGATTTTCGGTCTGGTTACGAAAAGAAAGAGGCTCCGCTACGTCCGAGGCAAGGCTATAACTGCCCTGGCCTTGAACGCACATAAAATTGCTTTCTTTAAAGAGCCAAAACCACTTGGCTCTAGCGGCAATATCCTTGCTAACGATATTTAAATAATCCCTTGCTCCATCCTTAAACGTGGTTGAAGTAGTTGCCAGCCCAACGCGGCGAAGCGCGATTTGCATCACTTGTAAATTTGTCAATGTAGATCCGCCCAACTACCATCGGCTCGAACTTGGAGCTTATTGGTGGTTGTATTGTAAAGGATAAAACCGTTAGCTACATCACTCAGCGCATCGCGCTCTGTAGAAGTCATCCGAGGTGCTGCCAATGACCGTAGCTGTGTTCCATCGCCACGGTATCCTGCCGCAAATATGTTTCCATATACCGTCAGATCGCCATGTATAGGATCAGCCATCTTACATAGTAGCTTCGGCAGCAATCTGGTCTAAGTCATACTCGCTCAAATTGTTACCATTGCCTTCGAGCCAGCGATTTTTCCAAATATCAACCGCCTCTTGTCCACGCTCCTTGATACGACTCGGAGGATCGGCAACAAAATCTGGCGCATGAGTCACCTCGCCAAAAGCCTTTACAGTGTTACGAACCTGCTGGTTGTTGACCTTATTTTTGCGAGCCCTGGCATGAGTCTTGTTAAGGTCGAGGCGAATACGAATCTTCTCTTTTACGTCATCGCTCGCCGCAGCAATAACTTCAGCTATCTGGTCGGCTGTAACACTTGGAGGAGTAGCTTCCTGGGGAGTGGCTACCGCTGGAGCAAGTGCAGCTTCGGCTTCCATTGCCTCGCTCAAATCCATATTGGGAGTATTTTTTTTATTCACAATCTTTCTTTCTTGGGTTAAAGAGAGCGGCGATATTGGTATCGCCGCTCTCTATCGTGCGATTAGACGCAACCGACCAGCAAGCAAGCGCAAGTTACTGGCGAGCCGGAGTCAGCCTCCAATGCCCATCCAAATACCTGCTCTTCTTCTCCGTCAGCCATAGTATCGGCCAAGCCATTGGTGCTTGAATCAGCAACCACCGCTTCTCCAGCCGCTACAGAACCATCGCTGTAAACATCGACAACACCAGCTACTTGGATAAAGGCGTATTTCTTGTCCGAAATATCAACGGTACCCAAAGCTACGCCAATGCCACGCTGCGCTAGCTGCGATCCACCAGAAACATCAGCAGTCACCTTCGTGCCATCGGTGCTGGCCGGACAAACGACATAGCCGATTGCTAGATCTACATCAACAACCTCGACCCACTTGTACTTCTTACCGTCCGGGCTTTCAAAGACGTTGCCGACTCCGTGGTCATCTGTAGCCGACGTTGTAGTTGGACTTGCGTGTAAAATTGCCATCATTAACCCTTTTAATCGTTGACGTTAATAACAACACCCTGCCTGCGGCGATTGTTAGTCGTTAGCTGAAGACCAACGATGATGAAAGCAACTTTCGCCATCTGATTCGCAGGCTCGCGGAACGGGGTCTTAGCAAAGTTCATCCCATTCTGCATCTTCAACTTGAGGTAGTTAGTGTTGAGGAAATAAATGCGGTTAGAGCCGCAATCACGGTCATACTGAACGGGGATGCCACGATAAGATGGCAATCGTCCGTCTACGCCGGGAGCGTCTTTGGAGCTAAGACGCTGGTAGCCAGTGCCTTCAAAAATCTCCTCATAATCAGCATAGATACCGTTGGTAGTAAAGATATGGGTCGGCTGTTCATTGCCTTCCGAAACCTCGTTCCACAACGTACTCATGCGTATCATGCCCTCGTAGAAATTCGTCCCGGTGATAGTCTTAAAAGACGTATCGGAGGTGGCGTTTTCCACTTTGTTCTGCCACCAGCTATTGCCGCTAACAGTGACTCCACCCAAGGTGGTGGGCGAAGAAGAGGGGGCATCGGCAATAATGTCTTGAAATCCCAACGGAGCCTTGCCCGTCTGCGCGGAATAGAGCGAACTGTTGATCTGATCGCGCAGGGTGAGCATCGACTGCTGCGTTTTGGCTTCGAGCAACTTCATCGCCGCATCCGTTTTCCGGTTCTCCATCTCTTCAATGTGATTGATAGTGATGGGACAACTGGCATAACGGAACGGATAGAAAGCTGCGGTGATACCATCAACAGCATCCGTATTCAACACATCATAGCCGCTGAAATATTCAGCAGAGTTGCCGGAATAGAGAATATCCTCTTGGATCTCTTTCCCGCCATTTTCCATTTCCAGGGAACCACTAGAGCGAAAAGCCTCCAATGTCGGATACGAATCAAAGAAATTGTCCGTCAATCTCTTGCGCTTCGCTCGCATTGTCAGCGTCCACGCAGCATCCCAGGTTTCAGTAGTGCTTGTGCTAGCCACGGTTAATTCTCCTTGTTACAGTTATTCAAATCCAAGACCTTGTAGCTTAGACAAGACCTCGTTGTCGGTTAATGCCGACCCGTCCTCAGAAGCATTGACTGATGCACTGGCCCGTACTGCATTTTTTGCACCTCTACGAGCTTGCCTGTTGGCACTTCGCAAGGCACTCGCACTATTGGCCGTAACACCCGCCACTTTTTCATAGGCTTCTTTTACGGTGTAGGGCTTACCCGTATTTGGATTGAGATGAGGCGTTCCCCTGCTGTCATTCGCCATAAGGCGAAGCATCTCCGGTGTCCATTTCGGGTTTCTCACATCATCACCATACTCTTGCACTGCCTCTGCTACTGCCGAGTTAGTGCGAGACACGGCTTGCTCTCTAATGTGGGAATTTATCGTAGGCAATGTTGCTTCGCTTTTTTGGACTCGCTGTAACAAATTGTTATAACGATCTTCCAGTTCAGCGAATTTCTGATGCGTACGCTGCTCTACGTAAAAGTCCATAAAGTCCATTGCTTTATTTTCTTCTTCCGTAGACTGCGCTCGCAACTGCGTAACAGGATCTAGCTCCTGTTGCTGTGGTGCGGCAATGGATTGCACACGATCTGCCCACTCACTTTGCATCCTGCGCAACTCAGATTCCCTAGACTCTTGATTCCGCCTTTGGTCTGCTAAGTCTTGCATTTTGCGCGTATAATCAGCCTGCTGATTTTTTACTGCCTTTAGGACAGGCTGGTACTGATCCGGCACCGTAGCGGGATCAACTCGATTCCAATCTACTGTGTCCGGGTTGAAAGCCTCGGCATTTCTCGACTCAGAGTGTCCACTGTCTACCGTAGAGGATTCAGATGAATTGTCTTCGGGGAAAAGCTCTACGGTAGAATTATCCGTAGTCTCTCCCGAGGATTCCACTGAAGTGTTCTCGTCCGGTGAAATGGAGTCCAAATCCAGTATAGCTTCGGACATGGGTTATTCCTCCATCTGGCGTTGAGCGGCTTCGATGGCTTCTTTCGGAGATCCCCCGAAAGACCATTGCGGCCCCTCTGCCTTGGTTTGGTTTGGTGAAGTAACATCCGACCCTATATGGTTCCGAGATCCCCCAACAGGGTCGGCAGATTCAATGACATTGTATTTTTTTAATAACGACTGCTTATGGCTATAACTCTCTACTACGCAACCAAATCCATCGTGCCACTTGCCATACATGCCAGAATGGTTTTGATGGAGAAAATTCCTTCTTGAAAATAGCATAGAAGCCACGCCACCGCACTTAGAGCAATCCACTTCCCTTTCAATCGAATGATGGTTCTCAAAGGGAACGTCTTCGTCTATATTGCCACACTTGTTACACTCAAAGTCATGGAAAAGCATTTAGTTTTGTCCTGGGGCTCGTTGTAGTTGCTGTGACATCTCTTGTGCGTTAGACCTAACCATAGAGATAATATTGCCTTCCTGTCCATCGCGCTCCCGCACATCTCCCCCAGGACTTCCACCACCGCCCCCTCGCTGCGCCCCACCTTGCGCTTTCTGGGCCAATGCCTGCTGATGCTGCTGGATGTGCTGTTGAGCTAGCTGTAACACTTGCTGTTGCTGTTGGGGCAAGAGTTGTTGCATCTCTGGCAATGTTTGTATCTGAGAATGAATCTTCATATGGACTTGATGGTCTTCGTCCGGTGTTACATTAGGATTGGAGCCTCGTAACAGATAGGCCACGTTTTCCATGCTAGCCAGTTTTGTTGCATCGGCATCAGTGCGTCCCAGATACTTGTCGGGGTCACTCACCTTAAACGCCTTCAACAATCCCTTGATCGCTTCCATTCGATTGATCTCGGGTAACTGTATGGTGTAGTTGAAAAGGGCCAGCGCATCTTCGCGCTCCAACTGCTCCGTGATAGGCGAAGTGCTTCCAGCGACCACATCAACCTTAAACCGGACACGCAGCATATCTACGCTTACAGCCTCATACACCGGATCGGACTCGTCTTGCGCTACGTTAATTAAAAAATTCTCTGGGGTATAACGGGCATCTGCCATCATCCGAAGTGTATTATGAACCGTAGCCCTATACGCATCGGCTACCTTCATCTGCATCCACTCTCGGTTCAACTGACCAAAGCTGGCTATCAACGAAGCCTCGGTAGCAGTGCGCTTGGGTCCACCCCCCATTGCCATCTGAGATACGTTCAATGCTTGCTCTTCATAGGAGCGAGCATCGTTTTCTAATCCAAGCTGGTCGGGGGGCGGGTTGCCGAAGTCAAGAGCCTTAAAAGAGGCTTGTGGATCTTCGACCCATATGATGTCTCCATCCCTACCCTGCTCCAATGTCTCTCCGATGTCGGCATTAGCATCACGCTCCCTGCGCGACCCTAAGACAGTGCGGGAGAAGCGTTTAAGGAGGTCGGCCCTGCGCGATACGCTTTCCACGATGAGCTTTTGGGTGTCTTCGGCATACGCCATTGGGGGCTTGCCGTAAAACGATTCCTGCGTCTGATCGAACTTAAGTGCATGGTAAGGGAATCCACCTGTGGTGAGATAGCCCCCTTCTTTTTCAAACTCACCCGTCATCATCATTTCCCCCGTATATGGATCGGGCAGCATGACGGGTTTCATAGCCAACATCGGATGGTCTATCTCTTCGATGGGCTCGCGTACTGTTTCGGCAAAAGTAATGCGCTTTTGGTGCATCCGGTCATGGATCTCGTAGAGGACCGTCATCTTGCCTTGCGACTTAGCCTCGCTTATAGCTTCAGCTTCTTCGCTTACCCCTCCACTTTCCACATCATACAGTAGAGTATCGGTATTATTTTCTTCGTCTACCGCCTGTATCTGCCTTCTGTTTTCAAAGCGGGGATCATCGCGCACATATTCAAGCGGCACCATCATCTTTTCGATGATGTAACGAGCGTGAGAAAGTCGATGGGGAGGCGTAAGTGGGTCTATAAAGACATTGAACGGATTGACCCGATGCACATAAGGAAAATCATCAGAAAGGGCATCGTTGATCGTATAAGGCGCAACAATATCGTTATCGCCTGGGGGATTGTATCCGTACTTGAGCCATCCCACATCGCAGTAAAGTGCATCGAAAATAACCTGTTGCACTTCAGCCTTGGTATCCATCTGCTCTAATGCAGCATTGGCTACTCGCTCCAATATGTCCGAAGCAAACTCCCTGTCCGGCTCTTCGACATGGAAGAATACATGGGGGTAGTTATAGCTTATACTGGCTATGATCTGCCGAGTGAGGGGGTAAAAGCGTGAGATTCGGACAGTCTTGTCCTCTGGTAAGCCTGCCACCTCAAAATCCATCTCATAGGCTTTGAGGAGCCGCTTCCACAACTTATGACGGGGGCGCATCCACACCTTGGTGTTTTCGATAGCCCCGCGCCAGAAATCAATCTCTTGCTTTTTCATCCACTACCTCGATGCAGGCTTGGGGGTTCCGTTAAACCCCGAAGCCCCGCTTTTCTTTCGCTTAGATCCGCTTTTGACGGATTTACCCATCTTAGCCGCTTCTCTTTTGGCAGCAGCCTGTCCAGCAGGGGTGTATGCGAAGTGCTTGCCACCAACCTTTGGCATTACTTGGTTCCTTTGCCTTTTTTCATCAAATCCGCTTTCGGGCCAACAGGCTTTACACGTTTGGCACCACTCGGCTTACTGCGAGAAGGCTTGGGGGTTCCGTTGAATCCGGCCATTTCATCCGTCCTCATTATGCCTACAGGAAATAATTTCCCGTAAGTCGTTTTGTTCATGCGGTGTCGTATCGTCCTTTTTTGCTTCCACTGCTTCCGAGGGAATCCAACGCCTGTTGAGCCGTTCCCTCGTAAGGTGTTACAGGCGGTGCGGCATGAGGCTTGTAACAGTGCATCATAGCGTAACGCCATTCATCGGCTGCATGATCCTCGGCATGAGTGTCGAGGTCTTCGGGGTTTCGGGCCGATCTTGGAAGCGTAGGCACTGTGCGGCATAGAGCATCGTTCCATCCCGCAAAGCAATAAAAACGCTCATTGATCAGCGCATCGTTACAAACCCTCCATCCATTTATACGATCATTGTTGGCTCTTGTCAACCATAAACCATTCTCTCCGAACACATCAGCAGGGCTTCGGTTCATCGCTTCGGTAAGCCTGCGCTTGACGAAAATGCTCGGATCGGCATAAATAGCCTGGGGGCTACGACCTCCAGTAAACGGACATCCCTCAATGATCTTGGTGATGCCCTCGGCATGTTGCGAAGCCGAGGCATTGCCTTGATAATACTCCGTAACACGATAGACGTTATCATCATGGTCTACAGTATACAAGCCGAAGCTGGACGGAGCCGATTCGCCATAATCTAAAGCCCCAAAGAGGGGCCAATGGTCTGGGATGTTGAAAGAAGGCACCTGGACCTTGTTACCATGCCAATTTGAGAAAAAAGCACCGACCATTGCATCCCAATCGCCCTCCAACCACGCCTGCACCAACTGCTCATCGCCTACCGCCTTCAAGCGATCAATATACCCTGGATCACTTTGTAACAATACCTTGTTGTCTGTAACAAGACTGCGGATATACATCCGCGTCATCTTATCTGGCCCTGTTACAAGATGCCCTTCTTCGCCTGCATCGACAAAATACCGCTTGACCTCGTTATGGCCGGGGCCACCGGGGTTGCCTGTAACCCGAATACGCTTGACAGGCACCGCATGGGCAGAGCGGAGACAAGCCTTAAGTCTATGATAGGCTTTAAGATCGGGCCATGAGCCCATTTCGTCCCACCCGATCCAAGTGTACTGGTGGCCTTGATAATGGTCTGCGTCCAATTCTGTCTCTATGTGCCGCAGCTTGAGCGTAGCCCCACCAGGGAAGTGCCATGTATGGGAACCGACCTTATACTCCGCCTCGGGGAACATCTCAAAATAAATAGCCCTGCTGCGATCTACGATCTCATCCAACTCGGGATAGGTCCGTCTAAACAAGACCCCACGCCAATGCTCGCCATACTGCTGTATGTCGGCAGCGAAATCTCCGAGAAGCAAATCCGTCTTACCCCCACCTCGCGCTCCGCCGAAGAAGATTTCATCGACAAAAGAAGCACGTATAGCCTTTTCTTGTGGCCCAGGTTGCGGTTTCCAACTCATTGTTACGCCTCTACGCTGAAATCCGCTTCAACAGACGAATCCGGCAACGCCGCAAGCATCTGCTCGTTTTGCTTAATCCATTCCTCGTAACTTTCAGCCCTCGGCGGGACATTCGGACCCTTCATCTCAACCGTATGCTCGATTTGTATCCGGTCATCGCCCACCTCTTGCCGTATCTGCTCCAGCACCTTCAGCCTCAACGCAACCCGAGGCTCCGGTATATGCTCAAACATCTCCGACAAGACCTTAACCCGCTCCTTGCGATCCGCCAGCTTAATATCAGAAAAATCCTTCTGGTAAATACGCAACTGCTTCTGATACTCCGCCTGGAAGTCCTCGTCTGCCCTCCAGTAATTAACCGCCGAAACCGTTACCCCCAACTGCTTGGCAATCTGGCTCGTAAGACGATTCTTGGAAAACCGATCCAAAATCATCATCTGGATCGCCTCTTGATGCTTGCCCTTAATCTTCACCTCAATAACTCCATACCGCAGGTCTGGGGCCATGATACTCCACGTTGCCCAGATCATCCAAATGCAAAAACCGACCACCCTCCCCACTTTGACTCACCCCAATCCCCGTAAACCCAAGCTCCAATGCCTTGCCCAACACTTGATACGCCTGCTCACCCCGGCAGGCCAAGTCCACAGCCCGACCATACGTATGAGCCCCAGGACGATCCTTCTTAGCCTCCACCGGATGGACCTCCGAGCGATACCCCGAAGAAACAACCAATGGCCCCACCGCATCGCGTAACAACTGCAACCGATCCAGAAAAGACTCGTCCATAACACAAGCCCCCGTATGCCGACACTTCAACTCCCCAAAACTAAAGTTAGGCCAACGGTCCCGATCAAACGAAGCCTCCGTAAAACTCGTCATCTAAAATTCCATCTCCATCTGACCAGTATCCATTCGCCGTAACAACTCTTCGCAAACCTCAAGCAACTCAGCCGCATGAATACGAACATACGCTCCGGTAAACGTATACGTGCAGAGTGACCGAGCAGCCCTTTTGCGAACCTTCTCCCCCTTCCGCTTGTCCACGCATCTACTCCCCATAAAAAAACCCACGAGGCCGCCTCGACCCCGCAGGCTCCATGATCGCCACGATCACCTGTCAAAGACCAACATACCAAAGCCCATACGCATTGTCAAAGACAAAAAGCGTGAGATTCTAAAAAAATTATAGCCGCGCCAGCCCGTTTTAACCCCAGACACAGGCGGGTCGGACCCTGTTCCACAGACAAGGCTTGTGGGGCTGAGTATATTCGGGATCGACATCAATCGCCGCCGCCCCGAGCGCGTCACCTCCAATCAAGCATAAATAAGTTTATAATCCAGGAATAAATTGATTTATAATAGCTTAGACAAGGCCAGCCAAGGGCAAGACAAGCCTTGCCAGCCCCTAGGCCAGAGCCTTAGAATGGCCTAGAATGGCCTTGGCTTGCCTTGTAACAGCCTTGGAGCTTGTAACAGGAGCCAAGGCAAGGGCCAAGGCTTTAAAGGCTCGTAGGGGTAAAGAGAGATGCCTTGCAAGGATTAGCCCACAGCCCACTACCAAACCAGCCCCAACAAAGCTAGCCATCTCCAGCCTTGCCTTGGCCCTTGTTTTGCCTTGCCAATGCTCTTGTTACACGTAACAAGCCCTAGTAAGTACTCTAGTTAAGTATCTAAGTAAAGCTAGGCAAGGCTAGCCTAGTACTAGGCTAGTACTAGGCTAGTACTAGGCTAGTACTAGGCTATGATCTAAGAAACCAAAGAACCCTAGGACTTGTTACGGTCCTAGGGTTCTTGTTACGGTTGGGAGACGTTATCTAGAGGCTTGCTGCTATTGCCTTGGCCATTGCCTTGTTGGCTTGTCGTTTGGCCTTAACCTCTTGACGTTTGCTTTTCGGGCCAAACTGAGAGCCTCTAGAAGACCAATTTTTCCTTTTAGGCTTAGACTTTCTTTGCTTTCTAATCATCGCTCTACATCTCCATTGCCGATAGACGTTCGTTAATAGTCCAATCAATTTGTTCTTCGATTTTTAATAATGTTTCCTCTATTATCTTAGTGTTAGGCTCACGGCTATAGATACTCCAGCTAACGTCTTCTATATAGTCTTCTATTGCGACCTCTCCAGATTCAATTTCTTCTTTCGTATAGTCCTCAAAGATCTCATCTACTACCCCTTGGGCAATCCCTTCAATATTCCATTCTAACATAGTTCTATGAGTTAATCCCATCGCTAATTTCCCTTCTTGTTCTGACGGTATGTGGAAACATATTTTTGGTGGTTGTTACGTGTTAATTTATAACAATCATCACTTCGATCCTGTTTACGCTGCTGATAAATGCCAATCAGATCATCTAAGCAATCCAAGGCCAGCACCGCCAATCCACCGCCGATAAGGACGGTGCAAAACACAAAAGCAATAAACTCAATCCAATTCATAATTAATCCTTTAGTGAAAACTAAACTGACTGTTAGCCTCAAAATATCCTTCAACAAATTTTGTTGCGTTTTCCATGTCCATGAAATCGGCACCATTGGCAATCGCATTGCTAACCCTAGGTAGAGCTATATCCACATCGTCTAGGATCATGCCACCGCCACCGCAGTAGCCATAGCCATCTTCACAGTCGGCTAGTTCCTTGCACCGCTCCACCAGCCCGAAAACAAGCCGCCTAGAGCTTGCTGTATGGCCCAAGGTAAACGCTAGGCGGTCTATGTCTAGAGCTTGCCCTTCCGTTTTCAAAGGCCAAGTCACAGCGTAGTTTGTCTTGCTAGAATCACCATAACTTGAACAGATGCCTTGCAGTTCTACTGTTACGCCTTGCAATTCTAACGATTCTACAGCCCCTAGAATTGCTGCACCGTAATTGGCCTGCGCTATAGCGTCTACCTTAAAAGGGATTAAAAATTCTACCGATACCCTACAAACAGGCCGTACGGGCTGTGGTGTGACTTGTAGCATGTTTTCGGGCTGGCCAGATAGGAAAGTCGGCACACAAGGAATAACGCCTTGGATATCGTACTCAATTTGTATCTGATCGCCATATCTCTTGCCGCTTCTAGCTACACTTTCAACAAGAGCTT